TGAATCGAGCAGCCCCGATTAAACTATGTTGCTATAATTGGCCTATTTTTGATATGTCTTTCTAGAAGTGCCTTGCGCAATTTGTCTGAACCGCCTACTCTTACGTTGATTATGCCATTGTAGTATTCGTCTGATTCTAGTACTCTACAGTCAAACTGCTCTCGTGCTTCAAGGTAGGACATTTCTCCCCTGCCATGACACATGTAAAGTATTTCTCTTGTAAAGTTTTGTGGGCCTAGTGCTTCAACATCAGCATTGAGTTTATCACTAGATCCCCAGTAATCTTGCCAATCGCTTTCTTTATATCCGCGTCTTTTGTTTTTCTTGCCTTTAAGTGGTGGCTTAGTAGTTTTAAATTTGGCTAGTTTTTTGCCTATGTACTTTTTATTATTAGTCTTGTTGGTAATGAGATATACAAAGCCTTCATATTCATCTGGAATATTTTCTATTTCTTTGCCTTCAAATGTCCAACTAAGTTTCTCCATCAGTCTTACTTACTTTCGAAGGTCGACCAACCATGCCCTTTCTGGATTCTTTTCTTTCTTGCCTTTTATCTTGTATTTCTTTACGCCTTACACTTGCAAAGTTACGTATCTCTGACAACCAAAAGCGAGACTTAATGCCGGCTTCATCACTTCCATGATATTCAAAACGTTCCTGCCATTTAAAATAGTTCTGGAACGCTTCAATCATTTTGTCGTGACTGTCAGTTGCCATAATATTATTGGACTATTTCAATATCGTTTGAATATGAAGTAAACCCATTCTCCTTAATAACTTTCAATACATGATTAACACGCCCTGCTAAATCATCTCTGTGCGAGATTAAGAATACATTCTTATTACGTTCACGTGTCATTTTCTTAAGAATACTAATACTGCTTTCAACTCCAGCACTATCCATACCACTATCTACAAGTTCATCAATAAACAATAGATTGATACCGTGATATAAAGATTCCCATACATCTCTAAATGCCCAACTTAGACTTAATATGAGTCTATTTCGTTCTCCTCTACTGAGGTTATCGAAGTCTAAGTCCTGTCCTAGTTGTGTAATAACCACTGTTAAATCGTTCTGAAATTCAACAATATGCGGTAATCCTACTTTAGACAAGTAGTATGTTAAACGTTGATTTAGATATGCTAAGTTCTGTTCAATAATCTTTTTACGAACAAAACTATCTTTATTAGTAAGCAGTTTGTACAAGAAGTCCATATGATCTTTTTCTTTTGTAAGATCATTTAGTTTATCAAAACTAACTTCTTGTATCGCAGTTTCTTTTAAATCATCGATCTGTTCAAGATATGGATTTTCATCTGTTTCCTTTTGTTCTAGTTCTTTTTGTAAACTTTCAACTGTGTTACGATGATTGTATGCTTCTTCAACACTATCATATTGTGTCGCAGGGCAACTTTCTAGTTCACCTATATCAGCAATAACCTTTGCGTGTTCTTGATATTGTGTTTCGTTTGTTAGTATTTGTTGTGCTGCTTCTTGCAATAGTTCTTCTTTTCCTTTAAGGATTTCATCTTGTTTACTATCATGTAGTTCTTGCCCACAAGCATAACACTTGTGATCCTTAAGTGCTGCAACTTCTTTATCTAGTTTTGTAATTGTTTTTTCTTGCTTCTCAGTATCCGCAGTAATAGATGCCATCCAACGCTGTGCTTCATCAAGCGAACGCTTTCTATCGTTAAAACGCTCCCAACATTTGTGTGCTTCAATCTCTGATTCAATATCAATTTTTTCAAGTGCTGCAATACTTGCATTTAATGACTTTATATTCTGTTGTTTTGTATCTTCCCACATACGCTGTTTGCGTTCAAGGCTTTGAATATTTTCTTCAATTCTTTCATTACTTGCTTTTACTGTTTCTATTCTTGTACTCTCTGTACTAATACCATCTCTATTAGTTTTCATTTTGTCTTTAAGTATTTCTGCTTTCTCAGAAAGCATTGTAATACCAAGCAGTTGTTCAATAACAGCACGTTGATCGTTGTTCTTCATTGATAGGAAAGGCTCTGTGTACGTGTTCAATGCAAGTATATGCTTGAACATGTCATGGCTCATACCAAATAATGCTTCGATATCTTTCTGTGTTTCTCTACTATCACCTTGTGCTTCGTCAGTATCTGTTGGTTCTTGTTCAGTACCATTAACAGTAAACTTTAAAGTATTAGGCTTTCTGCCTCTCTGTATGCTATATTGTATATTATCTTTCTCAAATTCGATAGTAACCAACATGCCCTTGCCGTTAATCTTGTTGATAAGATTGTCTCGTTTAATATTTGTAAGGGCATTACCGTAGATTGCATAACTTAGTGCGTTGACGATAGTAGTTTTCCCAGTGCCGTTTCTGGAACCGCTACCGTCACCGCCTAAGTCTAGGTTTTCACCTAGCACAAGTGTAAGTTCTCCTTTGTCAAAATCAATTGCTTGAGTTTGATTACCCACACTCATAAAGTTTTTAACTGTGATGTTTTTAATTCTTATCATAGGTCTCGATAAATCTCCGTAAGCATGCGTCTGTCATACGTTTCGCCGTCTAATTGTTCAATCTGGTTTAATACAATCGTATCAACACTTTCAAATGAAACATCAATAGGATCGATATTGCTTTCAATTTCTACTTTCTCTGGAATCAACATAAGTTCACGAAGTTTAAACTGTGGTATAAATTGTTCTTTAATAAAGTTTGCTTCTTCGAAAGTAATCTGTACGTCAATTGTTACACGACAATACATATTTTCTTTTAAATGATCTTCAGGTTTTTCTAATAGTTGCGAAAGTTTAAAAGTTCTAAACACTGGCTGATTAGGCCAAGTCTTATATTCAGGCGTACCTCCCCAGTCTAAGAACATCATACCACGTTCGTCATCCCATGCGTCTGCATAGTTGTGAGGAAATGCATTACCCATATAGGTTACATTGCCTTTTGTTTGACGTTTATGGAAGTGTCCTGAGAATACATATTCTTGATTAATAAAGTGATTTGGTTGTAGTTCACCGTGATCAGGCATCTCAATCATTGCATTCATTTTAAAATATGGCAGTTCGAAGTGTCCAAACACATATCTGCTTTTAATATCTTTTACTGTTTTCCATTCTTCTCCAACTAACCAAGGTAATAGTGTAACTTCACCTTCTGTAAATATATCTGTTATTGGAACAATGTTAGGAAACAATCTCATAAACTCAATAGAGTTAATTTCACGCTTGTCTTTATAAAATAAATCATGGTTACCTACCATGAAATAAGTTTTTTCAAACGTTTCATTAAGTCTTTCTAGATTACTAACAGTATAGTTCATTGTGCTGACATCTGTAGTCGCACGGTTGTGGTGCCAGTCTCCTAAAAATATACAAGTTTCAGCACCAGCGGCTTTTGCTTCTTCACAAAACCACTTTATAAATTGTTCACAATCTGCATTGTGTATTCTTGAACCAGACTTCATACCAAAGTGTATATCAGTGAAGCAGGCTGCTTTCTTAAATAACGGCATTTATTCTCCTTACTTTATATTGTAACGGATATCTTTAATAATGTCAAGTTTTTTTCTTTTCTTTAGGTTGACTAGGATGTGTGTCGGCATTCTGTCTAGTCCAACTAGGATTCATTCCGTTCATTTCTAAGATATCATCTCTTATATTTTGATTACGTTTTTCAATATTAATGATCCTAACAAAAGAATTAGTTACTGCGGCTGTATAATAAGCGAATGGATTTTGTGATTTTGATTCATCAAACTGCAATCCAATTTGTGCTAATTGTAATATTGCTTGTCCTTTCATTTCGTCGTTGTAAGTATAGCCTCGTACATTTCCTCTTGTAGCATATCTTTCACAAAGTTTCATCCACATGCGAGCAAGTTCATTTGTTGCTTTACCTGCTTTAGGATTGAAGAAACCGTTCTCCATACCACCTTCCCAGTGACTTTTACCTACACATATTAAATTTCCTTTATCATCAAACTTCCAATGTTGAAAGGGAGGAAAGTTTACTTTAACATGGCTGTCAGCAACTGTCTTTTTTGTTTTCTTTCGTGTAAGATCTTCAGGAATATGTTCAAATGACATAATACGGAAAACTAAATCAGTTTTTTCCATAGTTTTATAATCTATATTGAACTCTTTAGCAGGAATCTTCTTTCCAGCGGCCATTACGGCTGCTTCGTGATTTTCCCTCGCAAGTCTAGCAGCACGGTTGCGTTTTGCTTCGGCTGTAGTTCTAATGTTAATCTTTTCGAGACTTGGCAGTATAATATCATATTGATGAAAATCTTTATCTACGAAGGAGCAGAATGCGGATTTACTCTTGTGTATTTGTGCTAATATGTCTCTATTGTTAAGGTATTTTACTTTTCTCATATGTTCTCCAGAACTTTTTAATATTTATTATAATAGCACATAATGAAAGAAATAAATAGAGTAAAGTAATCAAATGATGAGGAAATATTACCAAAATGAGTTTATCAACTAATCCGGTAGCACAACTGGTAGCAAAAATAGATGCAGAGACGCAAGCAGCCATAACTCTAGCAGAAGCAGCCCTTGGTGAACCTGCAATAGGAAATCAGTTTGAAAAAGCAAGACTTGATGCAAAAATGGCAAAGTTAAGTGGAGATATTGGCAGTGGATTAAACGCCGCAGGTAGCGTAGGTGGTGAACTGTTAGATAAAGTAACCACAGGTATGGGTAACGTTATCAATAACAATCTTGACGGTGGATCAGAAAACGGCATGCTAGATTCATTATCGTCTACAGTAGGTAGTTTTGGTAGTGTAATTGGCGATGCTGCAGGCAATGTAGGCGAAACAATAGGTTCTATAGGTAATGAAATAGGATCACTTGCAAGTAAATTTACTGGCGGCACTCTTGCAGGCGGCATAGAAAACCTAGCAGGTCAAATAGCAGAAGGTGCAGGCGCACTAAATGATTTTTTAAGTTTAAAACGTGGTGCTAATTTACCTAAAGGCGGAGAACTTTTTCAATCATCAGGAGAAGGTATACAAGTTATACCTAAAAACGGTGAGGACTGGCGTGTTAGAATTGCTTGTGATTGGAGTTTATTCCCTAATAACCCTCAATTTCAACTATTACAAAAGTCAGCGGGAGTAGTTTTTCCTGTACTTCCTGTGATTACTTTCTCTACTAAAGCAAACTATACACAAATTGATCCTATTCACAACAATTATCCATTCCAGGCTTACAAAAATTCACAAGTTGATGAAATAATGATCAATGGTACTTTTGTTTGTGAAGATGAAACTCAAGCAGCATACTGGATAGCAATGACAACATTCTTTAAAACAATGACCAAGATGTTTTTCGGTCAAGGTGCAAATGTAGGTGCTCCACCACCAGTGTGTAGATTAACAGGATATGGTGCAAGCATCTTTGATAACGTGCCAGTTGTAGTAAAATCGTTCTCAGTTGATTTCGACAACGATGTACAGTACAAACGCTGTAACGCCTTTGGTACAAACACATGGGTACCGATTACAAGTAGTGTAAACATAAACGTACAACCGGTTTACAACAGAAGAAATTTAAGACAGTTTAGTTTGGTTGATTATGCTAAAGGAAATTTAAAAACACCATCAGGCAAGGGGTACTTATAATATGGCAATTTACAAACAATCGTCTCCGTATCATGCAACACCTGCAAATAGTTTGTATCTTGAGTTATTAAGCATCAGACCTGTACCAGCACAGGCGGACGATTACTTATATACTATTGAGAATCAATATAAAAGACGTCCTGATTTATTAGCATACGATTTATACGGCGACGCTAAACTATGGTGGGTATTTGTGCAAAGAAATATGGAAACAATTAAAGATCCTATATATGATTTTGTTCCAGGAACGAAAATTTATATACCTAAAGAATCTAATTTGCAAAGATTTTTAGGAGTCTAGCATGGCTGACTTGAAAGAGTACAGAATTCAATCCACTGGTAGTGCCGCTAATTTTAATATTACTGACGAAACTAGAAAGCAACCTTACATTACCACAAGAATTAATGGTAAAGACGCTAAGGTGTACGGCACCAAGGAGCAACTAGACAACTATCAGAACAAGAAACCAGATGGTACAAAAAAACAACCGTCAGCACAAGACACTGCAATTACCAAAGCATTTGTTGAGAAGTTTAAAAAAGAATTAGGCGCAAAAACAGATCTAGATAAAGACAAAAAGGAAGACGAAAAGAAAAAACCACCAGAGGCATCTAATGCAGGATCGTCAGGTACAAATTTAAATGGCATAGTACCAAATCCTCTAGGACAGTTTGCTAGTGTAAACCATTTATGGACTATGGCAGTCCTTACACCTAAGCAATTTAATAATCCTAACCTATATAGAAATGCAGTTGGTATGAGTTTTGCAAATCAATCATATGATGTTTTTTCTACAGTAGATGTTGAAACTAATATCGATGGAATAAAAGCAACTTTCTCAGATACTAGGACAGCAAGTTTGCAATCTAGTATTGTTTTTAGTAGTGCAGGTAGAGGCGACGCAGAAAGAGTAAACACAAAATACGGCAAGCCAGAATACTTTGTAGATAATTTTAATATGACATCTATAATTGCTGCAACTCCTAGAACAGGAAATCAAAATGCAATCAACTTTACATTTGATATACTAGAACCTTATTCCATGGGATTGTTTTTGCAGAGTTTACAGAATGCCGCAATTAAAGCAGGCTACTCAAATTACTTAGATAGTCCGTTTTTGTTAAAACTTGATATTATAGGTTTTGATGAATCTTCTAAAATTAAAAAAACAATTAAACCTAAATTTTTTATTTTAAAATTAAAGAAAGTTACCTTTAGTGTAGATGAAACAGGAAGTAAGTATGCTGTAGAAGCATATCCTTATAATCATCAAGGATTCTCAGACACTGTAGATACAGCATTTACAGATATTAATATAGGTATAACAACTGGAACTGCACCAATGCCCCAAGAAGAAAAAGGCTCGGTTAGAGATCTTTTAGCAACCGGAGGAAGCAGTTTAGTTGCTTTGCTTAATAAAAATGAAGAAATGGCAGTAAAGCAAGGTAGATATGATGTAAAAGATAGATACGAAATACATTTTCCAGAAAAGTCTAGTCAACGATTTAGTAATCAAAACCAATCAAGTAATGATGCTAATGCTGGCGCAACTTTTAATCCTGCCGACGCTGGTGAAAAATCAGTAGGCGGAACAGAAGTTGATGCAACAACAAGTCAAAACATAGGTAACAATCCCATTGCTAAATCTAAATTTGGGTTTAATGTAAAACGTGGTGGTAACTTTCCTTTCAAGACAGACAAAGATGTTGTTGACGAAGAAACAGGTCGTGTAAAAAGAGGCATAATGCAAATTGATGAAAGCGCAAGGTCTTTTCATTTTACACAAAAACAAAAATTAACAGATATCATTACACAAGTTATACTAAGTTCTACATGGGCCAAAGAAGCAACCCAAAAGGCTACAAAAGCAGACGGTATGATAGACTGGTTTAAAATTGATACGCAGATTGAATTTTTAGAGTATGATGCCTCAATCGGTGACTTTGCAAAAAAATACGTTTATAGAGTTGTGCCATTCAAAGTGCATTCTAGTATATTTGGTAATCCTAATGCAATTCCTCCAGGGTATGATATATTAGAAAAAAATATTGTTAAAAAGTACGAATACATATATTCTGGACAGAATACAGAAATACTAAGTTTTGATATTGATATTAACTATCTATTTTATACTGGAGCAAATCCGCAGGCAGAAACCAAAACAAAAAACGATGCTAATACAGATAATAAAGGCACAGTCGGCAGCAATCCAAAAACGGTAGTGGTAGAGAAAGGCAATTCATCTGTAGCACAGGCTGCAAATCTAGGTAAATCTAAAGTTAAGAAAAATCCTGATCTGTTTAATGTGTTGCGAGGAGGATCAGGAGACGTAGATGTTGAACAAAAAATTGCACAAAGTTTCCAAGATGCATTTCTCAATGTCACAAGTGCTGACCTAGTAAAAATTAATTTTACAGTAATGGGGGATACTTATTATTTGATTGATAGTGGATTAAGTAATTACTTTGCTGCAGAATCAGGATCGTCAACTCTATTAACTGAAGACGGAACTATGAATTATGAAGGACAAGATGTTTACATATACATTACATTTAGAACACCTGCAGATCTAAATGAAAATGGCAGTTTCAAGTTCGATGACGGTGTGAGTCCGTTCAGTGGTATCTACAGAGTAATCAAAGTTATTAGTAAATTTGAAGGCGGAACATTTAAGCAAGAGTTACAATGTATTAGAATGCAAGCACAACCGACTGACTTTGATGGCAAAAAACTACAGACAAGCACACAAAATAATTCAACTGTAAAAGTAACTGGCGAGGCAAAAGATAAAGAAAGTGTCAGCGAAGAAATTTTAGTAGCAGATCCTGGTGGTACTATCACAGTAGGTCCCATACCACCCGGAGAAGGCTACGCTGACTTACCAGGTGATGACGGTGACTACGGACCGATGAACGGACCGCAATAAGGAATAAAAAATGGCAATACAAAGAAGAAAACCTAGTAAAGAAACAGCAGGCGTAAATTTAGGCGCCGGAGTCATTCTTGCGAAAGTTATTAGTGTCATGGATCCTACCTTTAACGGAAGACTTCGTGTAAGTCTTTTAAAAGCACAAGGTAATGATGTAGGAGCAGACAGACAAACATATACAGTTAACTATGCATCTCCATTCTTTGGTTATACACCGTATCCTGCTTTAGGAAAGAATAATAATGATTTCAACGACACTCAAAAATCTTATGGTATGTGGTTTGTTCCACCTGATGTAGGGGTAACAGTCATGTGTACTTTTGTTGACGGAGATCCTGGCGAAGGATATTGGTTCGCCTGTTTACCACCCAACTTTGCAAATAACATGGTACCAGCCATAGCAGGAAGCACACAGGTAGATTTAACAGATGCAGATAAGAAAAAGTTTGATACAACACAGCCACTTCCTGTGGGAGAGATAAACAAAATATCTAATAAAGAAGAAGCAGAAAAAGATCCAGACAAAATTAAAAAACCTGTTCATCCTATTGCTGATAGATTTCTTGAAGCAGGAACTTTAGAAGATGATGTTCGTGGTGTTACTACCACTTCAGCTCGAAGACAAACTCCTAATGCTGCTTTTGGTATTTCTACTCCTGGACCTCTAGATTGGAGAGACGGAAGTAAAAGAATGACAACAGGTACAACAGAGAATCAATCACTTATAGGTGTTGCAGTAAGTAGACTTGGCGGCACACAGTTTGTCATGGATGACGGTGATGATAGATATGTTAGACAAACACCAGCAGCCAGTGGTCCTGTAAAATATATTGATGTTATAGAAAAAAGATTTGCTGATGCTGAAGGAGCTCAAACAAATGATAAAGGTGACGTAACTGTTCCTTATAATGAATATACAAGACTAAGAACAAGAACAGGACATCAGATACTATTACATAACTCAGAAGACTTAATTTATATTGGTAATTCAAGAGGAACGTCATGGATTGAAATGACATCAAATGGTAAAATTGATGTGTACGCAGCAGATAGTATAAGTGTACATACTGAAAATGATTTAAACATCAAAGCCGATAGAGATGTCAATATTGAAGCCGGAAGAAATATAAACATGAAAGCAACTGCCGAATATGTTTCAACTAATGAATTACATAGAAGAGATGCAGATGGAAATCCTATATCTAAAATACAAGACGGAAATGAATATGAATCAGGTAGAATACAAATTGAAAGTGCATTCAACACAAACATACTAATTGGCGCTAATGGTAAGATAGAAACTAGAAATTATGAAAATGCAGAAGGTATAAAAGTTGACGGATCTTTAGACATCAGTGTCATAGGTGACACAAAAATTACAACAGGATATGGAATAGTTACTCCACATGATCTCGACTTGATAGTATCTGGAGATACACTTATAAAAACTACTGGTAATCTGGATCTGAATACAGGTGGTAACAATGCATACACAGCCGGTGGTACAACAGATATTTTAAGTGGCGGCAATCATACTGAGACAGCAGCAGAAATACACATGAATGGTCCACAAGCAAGAGAAGCAGAAGAAGCAAGTCAAGCAGCAACTATTACTGCCTTGCATCTACATTCAACATTGTTTACAAATCCTGCTGTTGGATGGCCTAAACTTAAATACACTGACGGAACAATAAAAACAATAATGAAAAGAGTACCTATGCATGAGCCGTGGCCGTTGCATGAGAATAATGCTCCAGCATTACAAAATGAAACGTTTACCGACAGAGAACCAAAGGAGTAGTATATGAAAAAAATATACAATCAAAAAGCAGTAGCAGTTAACCAAGCAAGTGTTGGGTCTGCAGGAGCGAACACGTTTACATACAGAGGGTTCTCTTCAAAAAACAAAAAAAGCGGATTTAAATTATATGATATTGACTTGGTAAAACAGGATATTATCAACAACTTCTACATAAGAAAAGGCGAAAAGTTAGAAAATCCGACCTTTGGTACTGTAATATGGGATATGATCTTTGAACAGTTTACTGAAGAAGTAAAGAATATTATAGCCAAAGACGTAGAAACTATTATAAACTATGACCCTAGAGTTGTAGTTCAAAGCGTTAGTGTTGATAGCACAGAACAAGGCATGAGAATTGAAGCAGATGTGGTGTATGTTCCATTTAATGTAACCGAAAGAATGCGCTTTAATTTTGATAGAAATAACTCGGTTATAAACTAAGCACTTAATTACAAGGGCTAAATATTACAATAGGAATATAGTTAATGAGCACAACGTCAAGACAGAACAATTTAATACTAAATCAGGACTGGACTCGCATCTATCAAACGTTTAGAAATGCGGATTTTAAGTCTTATGATTTTGAAAATATCCGCAGGGTAATTATTTCTTATCTAAGAGAAAACTATCCTGAAGATTTCAATGACTATATTGAAAGTTCTGAGTATATGGCTCTAGTTGATGCAGTAGCATTTTTAGGCCAAAGTATCAGTTTCAGACTAGATTTAGCAAGTAGAGAAAACTTTTTAGAATTAGCAGAGCGTAAAGAAAGTGTTCTTAGAATTGCTAGAATGTTGTCCTACAACGCAAAAAGAAATATAGGATCTAGTGGCTTATTAAAATTTAATACAATATCAACTACAGAAAATATTATTGATAGTAATGGTAGAAACTTAGCACAACAAACTGTAAAATGGAATGATCCTACAAACAGTAACTGGGCAGAACAGTTTGTGTTAATTCTTAACGCTGCTATGGCTGACAATACAGAGTTTGGTAGAAGTGAAGGCGCTGCTACAATTCAAAGTATACCTACCGAGCAATATAGATTTAGAACTACTTCAAATGATGTTCCATTATACAACTTTTCAAAATCTGTTGCTGGTAGAAATATGGCATTTGAAATAGTAAGCACAGCGTTTAAGGAACAAGAATTTATATATGAAGAAGCACCAACACCGGGTAACCAGTTAGGGTTTGTATACAGACAAGATGGAAAAGGTTCAGCAAGTGCAAACACAGGTTTCTTTTTACAATTTAAACAAGGAAGTTTAGAGTTTGCAGACTTTGATATTAGTACTCCAACAACAAATGAAACAATTTCCGTAGAGACAAACAATATTAATAATGATGATCTTTGGTTGTTTGGTTTGAATAGCGCAGGCGGCCAAGAGCGTGAATGGGCTAAAGTAAGTAATCTAACAGGAAACAATATTGCATACAATAGTATAGTAGGTAATATTAGAAATATTTACTCAGTGTCTACACAACCTAACGATAAAGTCAATCTTATATTTGCTGATGGCACATACGGAAATTTACCGCAAGGATCTTTCAGAACGTATTACAGAGTAAGTAATGGACTTGAATATGCTATTGCTCCTAATGACATGAAAGGTATCTCAATCGATATCAATTATTTAAATAAATCAGGTATTGCACATACACTTACTGTAAACTTAGGTTTGCAATATACTGTTAATAATGCAGCGGCAACAGAAAGTATTGATACAATTAGGCAAAATGCTCCTGCACTTTATTATACACAAAACAGAATGGTTACTGGAGAAGATTATAATCTTGCTCCGTTAGCAAGTTCTCAAAACATTTTAAAAATAAAAGCAGTAAACAGAACTTCAAGTGGTATTAGCAGAAATTATGACATTGTAGATGCAAGCGGAAAATATAGTGCAGTAAATGTTTTTGCTGATGATGGATACATTTATAGACAAGAAGCAGAAAGAAGTTTATTTTTAAAGTTCACAAGCAAAACTGAAATTATCAATTTCATAAGGCAAAACATTGAAGGTGCATTTACTGATAAAGACTTATATAATTT